TATCGTCTAGGTAAAAGAGACGATCAAAACTATAGAGATGATATAGTTAATTCTACAATTGATTATCTTATTCAAGAAAACATGGTAAAATGGAAGCGTCACAGTGACGGCGAGATAGAATTATTTCCTCTCGACGAAAAATAACTGTGTACATTTCTGTTTTTTCGTGTTAGAATAGTATTATATTATGAGGAGTATATTATGGAACAAGTGAAAAAGATTCGTAAAAAACGTAAACCGATGTCAGAAGAGCAGCGAGCAGCTGCAGCTGAACGTCTTAAGTTAGCACGAGAAAAGCGTATGAAGGCAAATCCTCCTACGTATAAGAATATACATCCATCAGTCTTATCTGTTCCTGATGATCAGCCTATGTCTCTTAAAAGTGTGAGACAATGGATTAAGACTCAAAAAGAACTTATGTCAGCTGAGCGGAAAGCTGTGAGAGCTGATAGTAACAATAAAACAGGTGCTCTTAGCCGATATTTAAATCATCAAGCTTATATTCGAAATCTAGAACGCTACTTGCGCGATGGCGATTATGCTGACGATTACTATGGTGAGTATGGAACATCTAAAATCAAATGGCGGTGTGCAGTACCAGCCTATGATAACGAAGGGGAAATAAAACGGACTCATGGTGTTTTCTATGATGACATTGGTACCGTTTGGAGTGATCTATGATAGAATCAAAATTTTTAACAAAGTCTAAATTCAGTGTTCTTATTGAGAATGCTGTAATTAAAAAGAAAATGTCGTACATGGATGCTGTTCTCGACGTCTGTGATAAACACGACATTGACCCTGAGGATGTAAAGAAATTTATATCCACGTCGATTCGAGACAAAATAGAAGCCGAAGCAATGAGGCTTAACTTTCTTCCGAAAGGAAACACGTTACTTTTTGAATAAGGAGAAATCAAATGACAGTAACTCGTGACGAACGTATGGCGAAGTCTGAAGCAGCTCGAACAAGACGAAGAGCGTTGAAAGAAACCCTACTATCAAAGACCGATAGGTTTTTTACGAGAATGCGGAAACTCCGAAAAAAGAAACAAAAGAGTGTACACTAACGCATGTATAGTGTATAATATTACAGTAACATTTCAGCAAATACGAGGTAAATATGTCTTTTGCAAACTTAAAGCGTAATCGCGATAATATTTCTAAACTAATTAAAGCAGCCGAAGCCACTGGTGGTGGAAGCACAGAGAAAAAATCATATGTTGATGATCGTATGTGGAAACCCACAGTAGATCAAGCCGGCAATGGTTACGCGATTATTCGTTTCCTTCCAGCCCGAGAAGGAGCAGAACTACCTTGGGCAAGATACTGGGACCATGGTTTTAAAGGACCAACTGGTCAATGGTATATCGAAAAATCTCTTACATCAATCGGACAAAACGATCCAGTCGGTGAACTAAACTCACGATTATGGAATACTGGTATCGAAGAAGATAAAGAAACAGCACGTCGACAAAAGCGTCGATTGCATTATGTTTCAAATATCTTTGTTGTCTCAGATCCTGGTAATCCTGAGAATGAAGGCAAAGTCTTCATGTATCAGTTCGGTAAGAAAATCCATGATAAGATTATGGATATGATGCAACCAGAATTTGCAGATGAAGAACCAATTAATCCATTTGATATGTGGGAAGGTGCAGACTTCAAACTTAAGATTCGTAACGTAGAAGGTTATCGAAACTATGATAAGTCTGAATTTGCAAAACAAACATCATTGCTTGAAGGTGATGATTCAAAACTAGAAAGCGTTTATGATCAAATGTATGATCTGTCTGAGTTTACAGATCCTGCAAATTATAAAACGTACGATGAGTTGAAGACAAAGCTTTCTTCTATTCTAGGTGAAGTCGCTGGTATGGGTGCTGCTACTATGGCACAAACTGCCCAGATGAATGATCCTGTTGAAGCTCCTGCTCCTCAACGAATTGAACCAGTCACAGCAGAGAATATCAAAGTCGAAGACGACGATGACACTCTTAGTTATTTTGCTAAATTAGCTGAGGCTGACTAAAAATAAAGGCGGGTGTTTATCACCCGCTTTTTTTATCTGTTATCAAGATCAACAACTTTACTACCAAAGTCAACTGAGTTTCCAATAGATAAGATCTGCATACTATTATCGGCAATTGCATGTTTAGACTGATCAACCACAAGACTTGGTGCTGTTTCCATTGCCACAAAAGAATCCGGAGTTGTTAGTCCTACATTAGGAGGCTGAGGCCCAATTACTGGAGGGTTTTGCAGATAATTGGCATATGCTCTAGCAATTGCTCTTTGTGCACCTCCGGCTAAATCACTTTGTTCTGTATTATAACCAAGTTGATATTCGAAACCGGATTTTCTAAGTCCATAATTTATACCTGAATTTGTCAGATTAACCATTTTATTGTATTGATCTTGAAGTATATCTATAAAACCTAATGTCATCTCTGTTCCAGCGGCGGTTACAGCTGCGCTTACAGGATCCATGTTTTGTACATTTTGGTTACCTCTTGACATAGCTACCTCGTATCCAACGCCTACAGGAACTGCAACCTTCCCTAAAACCTTTAGAGCCGCATCAAAAGAACCAAGCTGTCTGACAAGATTTTTTAATTTTTCTTTTGAACCATCTAGTTGAGGGAATTTAAGTGGAACCTTTGGTTTCACATTATTATTTGCTGCAGCCATTGTTGTTCCAGCTCCAGGTCTCACTGCATTTGCTAATGGTGCAACATTTAAATTTGCTGGTTTCGGTACGGGGGGTTTTTTATTATTTTTTATTTCATTTGGATCAGGTGGTGGTCCACCCTTGAGACCAAAGAAAGAAGCTACTACAGCACTTACTAACAAACCAGCTTTTCCTAAAGGTACTTTCTTTAATGCGAATTTTAATAAAGTACCAGTTAGACCTAGAATAGTTGGAGCAATTGCCGCGGCGGCATATGCTACTGCCATCTGAAAGCCTTGAGTTTGAGTATCAATCTCTACATCAAGGAATGGAAGTTTATATTTTCCATCTTCATTTTTAAGCTTTTTATTTACTAGATTAATAGTTTCGTCACCATATGCACCCACGAGGCCTGCCATTGCAATAGCAAGCGGATGTCTAAATCCTAAAAATCTGGCAGCTAAACTAAACTGGGCACCTTTAGTAAGGTCCTCTTTTGCTTGCTTGCTAAAGTCTATTCCTTCAATTTCTTTATCAATATAATCAACTAATCCTGCTATGGCTTGTTCACCAAATTTAGACATGACTGCAATTGCTGGGCCAAGTCTTAATAATTTACCGGCACCTAATCCAATAGCACCTGCAGCTAAACCCATTGCTCCAAGAATTTTTTGAGCAATTGCACCGAAGCCAAAACCAGGCCCAAAACCTAAACCTTGCATTAGTCCTTGACTAAAGTTTTGAGGGCGTTGAGCTATTATTCTTTGACGTCGTTCTTTTTGTCTTGCTTCAATTTCATCTTCTCTCTTATCACCACTACCCTTTTGTCTATCTAAGAACTCGCCAAAGCGATCTTTAAGACCTGCTGTAGTCCTAGTACCATCTTCTATCGAAGAAGTCTGATCTCTTAATGTTTCATTAATTTGAGCTAATGTTGCCATTATAAGTTCCTTACGTTTCTTCTTTTGGCTTCTTCGGCCTGTTCTTTTAGATCTTCAGAAAGCATCGTGATGTAGATCTCCCTCTCCCATGGTAACATTCCTTCAATTTCTGTTAAGGAATATTTATGATTTTGTATTAACTGATAATTCGTTTGAAAATAGTTAATAAGGTTTTCATGAGAGAGGTTTATGAGAAAAAATCCTGGATACCTCGCAGCGTATGTGTATTATCGTGATTACATGATGTACATTTAAAATTAATATCGTGTGTTAATTGTGGTACATTATTTACAAATTCCATAATCATATCAAACTGATCATTTGTAAGAGAGCCTAAAAAGTTTTCTACGTCTTCTTTTGACTCATCTGCAAAATTAAAGTTTTCTTCTTCAGATTGTAAACTATCTAAACAACCTAAAGTCAAATAATATAGAGTCTCTGAGTATCCTGCATTTTCTGGTAAGTCAGTCTTAACCATATGAGAATACATTGGATATTTTAATGTCAATGTATAGTTTTCATTTAACTTAATTTTATTTTTATCAGTTTTTGGTACGTCTATTTGTATTTTATCTAACTCAACTGTATAGTCATTTGGTATTTCACATTCTGAACATTTTACTGTTATCTTTGATGTCTCGCCTGCAGATTTTGCACGGATTCTTGTAAAAATATATTCTACATCAAATGTCGCCAGAGAAAGTGGATCAATCGGATCTATTACACATGATTTAATCGTATCTACAATAGATGATAAAATTTGTTTTTCATCTTGTGACTCTAACGCAATAAGTAATACTTTTTGTTCTTTTACTAAAAATGGTCTATATCTAACTTCCTGCTTCGTTGATGGTATAGTAAGAGAGTACTTAGGTACCTCGTTCACTGTTGGTAAAGGCATTATACAGATCTCCAATCCTTATATGATAATTGCACGTTCAATTCAACCATTCCACCTGGTTCATTGCTAAATTCTATAGCGCTCATACTTGTGGGAAACGCTTTTTCTAAAATACAAGTGTATTCAACTTGTGTGTCTTCTAGTCGCTTTTGCAGATTGTCAAACTCTGCACTGTTACTTAATACACCTGATGCTAATATTCTCTCAGCCTGACCTATTACATTTTTTGGCATACTGAGTTGTTGTACTCTTACTTCGAATCCATATTCATCTGGATAATTTAATTCTTTCGTATCAAAGTTGATTATTTTACTCTGCCAAAATTCAAAGTATTGTTTGATGTCATAATCATTTGGCACATGAAAAGTTAATGACACATCATCTGTTGCATATGCATATGCTAGTTTATGTTGTTTCATACCAACAATACGTTCATTTGTAAGAATCTGTCTAAAAGGAAGTTGTGCCGATTTACATAAAACATTTAATCGGCGAGTAGTAATACCAAATGGCCCACCGACTGACGGTAAGAACACACGCCATAAAGACGTTCTTGCAAGTCCGGTACCAAACTCTCCTTTGAGCTCATCGATGCTATATGCCATTAGATCATTTTCCTTGAATCTCTATATACAGTAGCCTTACCTGATTTTTGAAAGTCTGCAGTCGGTAAGAATGTAGCGATCTCCCACTCGGGTGCCGGTACATACGCAAATCTACTTTTTACGTTTGAATTTAAATAATGCTTGAAGCATGGCTTAAAATATTTTAAACTAGATGCACGTTTGAGGGTATTGTACGTTGCTTCGAACTTTGTGGTATTATCAAACTTTTTGTTATTAGTTATATCCATTAACGCATCAAGCATCTTTGCTCTCAGCGTTGGTGGAAGATAATGTAAATTTAAACCATGAAAACCACCAGGTGCAGGACCTACAACAATAACTAATGGAAAGCTATCATAATACGGTAGAGTATCTTTTGTTTTCGGATCATAGAAAAACATGTACATGTTTCCTACAACACTTTTATTTTGTAACTCTACTGGTTCTTCTTTCATTAGTGCACTACGACTTACACGTCCCATTGCTGAGGCTTTACGCCTGAACCAATCTATCGATTGTCTAGTTCTTGGTGTAATACCTGCTCTGAAAGCTTCGAGCTCTAGTTTTTGAAATATATTTGCCATAGCAGTATTTATATGCTATTTCTTCTTTTTCTTTGGTGGAGGCAGCGGCTTTAGTTTCTTTATTGGTTTAGGCATAATACCCATAGTTTGTAAAGTATTCTCTGTCCAGATTTGAAACTCCCACTTTCTATCCTTTGCATATGATTGTGCAGCTTCCCACTTATTCATATTTTTGACATATGTAAATGCCTCATTAATATATCGCTTCGTACGTTTAGATCCTGTAGGTGGCTTTGTTTCTCTATCAGGTTTGATCTCAACTAATAGTACTCTATCTTCAAGAACTATTTTAAGATCAGGAAAGTATCGATGATAGCGTTTATCACCTTCATAATAGTATGGCACAACGACTTCTTCACTCGTCCAAGATTTTACTTTTGGATTCTCATCACACCATTTAAAACAATGTCTTTCCCACATTGACCTAAAAATGATGTTATTATGGTCTCCACCATACTTCTTTGGGTTCTTTGGTTTGTATTTACCTGAGTATGCCATATAAATAGTCTTAAGTTTTTTAAGTATTTATTGGAAAAAATATGCCTAAATATAGATTCCCTCTCGAAGCACAAGATGATTATAAAGGCCGTGTGTATTTTACGCAGATCATTGAAATACCTCCAAAGATTAATACCTCTGCGTTTAAGAAAAAGCAGATCGAGGTTCCAAGATTAGCAGGATTGCCGGAAGGTGTTACTACAATTGACGGTGATGTTGATTTTGAAGAAACTTCAACTGTAGATAATGCACTAGGGCTTTTTACTGGTAAATTCAGTCCAGGGCAAACATTTCGTGGAGAGACCGTAGAATTATATCTTCCTCCGGCTCAAACAATACAAGACGGAGTAGAGTTTGATAATGCTTTTTCTTTTGGTATAGCTGGCGAAGCAGCGAGACAATCATTATCAAGAGGAGAAGCTTCTATATTAGGTGCTTCAGCTTCAGCTCTTATGGGTACAGGTGGTATTGGTTCAATACTTTCAAATCTACAAGATCCAAACATTGCAAGAGTTGCTGCAGCAAAAGTTGGTGCAATGATGCCAGGCGGAAGAGCAGGTGCAGTAACATCTACAATTGCACAAACTGCGCTGAATCCAAATATACGAGCAGTATTTAAATCAGTAAGACCAAGAGAACATTCTTTTAGTTTTAAATTTTTACCTAGGTCAGAAGCAGAAGCCAAACAAATAGAAAACATTATTAAATGGTTTCGTACTGAGTTATATCCTGAATCAATTGATATAGCTGCAGGTGGTCAAAGATTACCGATTGGTTACAAGTTTCCTAACAAATTTGGTATTGCTTTAAGATATGGTAAGAAAAATGTTGGAGCACAATTACTTCCTTGTTATCTACGTGGTATGACTACAAACTATAATGCTACTGCTATGTCATTCTATCGTGATGGACAATATAGTGAAATAGATCTTACACTTGATATGATAGAATTTAGAACACTAGACAAAGATGATGTTAGATATGGATGGAATCTGTACGGTAAAAATTATAAAGATTTCTGGGAAGAGTTTATAGCCGAAGTTCAGAGCTATTTCGAAGAAGAAGGAGCTTAATAATGTCGACATATTTTGAAAATTTTCCAACTGTCTCATATAGGTTTGGTGTAAAGTTACCTGCAGTTGCATATCAAAATCTAACTGCATATGTCGATATTATCGATCAGATAAAAGATAATATAGCATTTTACAGAAACTATTATATCCAAGAAGGCGACAGACCAGATCAGTTATCTTTTAGTTTATACGGTACTACAGATTATTATTGGATGTTTTATTTACTTAATGATCATATCAAAGAACAAGGCTGGCCTTTAACGTATGATGCATTAAGTACACTCATAGATAAAGATTTAATACACACTGTTGTTGAAACAAAAGATATAATTTCTGATAAATTTAAAGTTGGCCAATTAGTAACAGGATCTTCCTCTGGTGTATCTGGAACTATTGCACATAGAAATTTAGATTTAGGTCAGTTATATATTAAAGACTTACAAGGCGGAGAAAGTTTTGGATCTACCGAAGTTTTAACATCTCAAGTCGGTGAAAATATAGAATCTATTACACTTATATCTTCTGCTGCTGAGAAAAACGCAGTGAGATATTATATAGATGGTGATAGTTTACACTCTGACATAGATCCACATGCTGATAGACCAAACACCAAAACACCAGTAACACATTTAGATTATTATCTTGCAGAAAACGAAAAACTAAAATCGATAAGAGTTATAAAACCTGATGCTGTTCGTGATATATTTAGAGAATTTCAGGATAAATTTTTAGATGGCTAAATCATATACGCCCTTTGATCCTCATGAGTTTGAGATGCGCCGTGCTGTACTATCTACACAGCGCAATGATCATACTGTTGATATTACTACAACATTAATAGAATTAAATATATTTGAGCACATTGATCGCTCGTATCTTACTGGTACAATATCATATATTGATACTGGCAGATCTATAGAAATTATGGACTTTCAGGGTACTGAGTTTTTAGATATAGAATTTGGATTATATACAACTCCTCATAGAGTTTCAAAACGATTTGTTGTAATGGAAGTACAGAGTATTGTTCCTACAACGGATACTACTGATACGGTTACACTTCGAATTTTAGATTATGATGGATATTTGAATACACTTATTAATGTAAATAAAATGTATGAGGGTAAGCCAAGTCAGATTATTGATGATATTTTAAGAGATTATTTTGAAGATAAAAGAATAGTAAGAGCTGGAGATGCTAATCAATTTGATTCTTTAATAGACGAATATGAAACTGCATCAAATCCAAATGCAGATGCATTAAATGAAACTAGACAGTTAGCACAAGAATTACAATCATCGTTCAGATATATTGTTCCAAATTTAAATCCACTCGAAGCAATTGAAATGATAAAACTGCGGACAACTGGATTAACTGGTACACCGTTCTTTTGTTATGCAACGTTGGCTGATAATAATTTAAGATTTTACGATTTATATAGTTTATTACAAGAAGAGCCAATTAATGCAGGTGATCCGTTTGTTTTTTCTACACAATTATCACAAAGAGCTCCAACTACTGGTGCAGGACTTGCAAGACAAATAAGCAAAATAAAAAATCCGCAGAATGCTAATACGCTCGAGCTAATAATGAATGGCGATGTAGGTTCTCTCTACGAATATGTAGATACTACACATGGATTAGAATATACATTTAATTATGATTTAGAAAAAGTTTTGTCTAATTTACTTACTTCAAGATCATACCCTGCAGCAGATACTAGATCTTTATTTAGAAATAAACCCGTTAGTGAAAATCTCTCTGAACGAATTACAAGAATATCTACAGGAAATATATATGATGACGCTGTGCACAATTATCACGAAGATATGAGTTCACAAAGACATTCTGCGAAAGCTATATCAAGATCTGTAAGAAATCTTCTTGGTAAATCTGTATTAGAAATAGAAGTACCAGGACTTCATATAATACCACAAGGCGGTAATAAAACATTAGGAAGAATTCTCACTGTCGTATCTATTGCAGATGGTGAACAATTTAATGAAGTGTATGATAGAAAAAGAACTGGTGATTATATGATATACACTACGCGGCATACATTAACTCCAAATAATTATTCTGCAGCTTTAAGCCTTGTAAAAATTGCTAACTTCAGAGGTAATACTCAACTTTCTAGAGACGGTGCAAGATAATGGCAAAATATTATGGAGATAATGCTCGATGGTTTATTGGTGTAGCTACTAATAATCTAGATCCTTTACAACTCGGCCGAGTACAAGTAAGAATATTTGGTATACACTCTCGAAGAACTTTAGATATTCCAAATTATTCATTACCATGGGCAACTGTATTACAACCAAATACTGCAGGTGGTACATCAGGAATTGGTATGATGCCACAGATTTTACCAGGTGCGCAAGTCTTTGGAATGTTTTTAGATGGTGAAACTTCGCAAGTACCATGCATATTAGGTGTTATGCCTAAAATAGAATTACCATCAGAGCAGCAATTAGCAAAACAACAAGACAAAGCAATACAATATGAAATTGGATATGGAGAAGGACAAGTTGATCCGCGTTTGGCAAGATATGCAGGACTAACTAATATTGATAATAAAACAGCTGTGTTGGTAGGAACAGAGAGAGTAGAACAAGCTTTTAATTTTTTTAAATCAAAAGGTTATACTGATACACAAGCAGCCGGTATAGTTGGAAATCTTATTATTGAATCTGGATCACCTGATCTTCCAGAACATGGACCAAGAGGAGATGGCGGACAAGCTGCGGGTATTGCACAATGGCATCCAGGACGTAGAAGAATCTTTGAACAAGTATACGGTAAACCGTGGCAAGAGAGTAC